ACCCTCCAGGTCAATCTGGCCAAACTTCTGCTGACGCTAACAGCGACGGTGTAGAAGACGTATTTGGTGTAGGTCAGCCTGCAGCTACAGCAACAGCTGAAGCTCTTGGTGATGGCGCTGTATCCGGTATGGGTACTGGTGGTCACTTTAATGAAATGGCATTCTCAATCGAAAAAGCTACCGTGACTGCAAAGTCTCGTGCACTTAAGGCTGAGTACTCCATGGAATTGGCACAAGACCTTAAGGCAATCCACGGGTTGGATGCTGAATCTGAGTTGGCAAACATCTTGTCTGCTGAGATCTTGGCTGAAATCAACCGTGAAATCGTTCGTACAGTTAACGTAAAAGCTAAGCGTGGATCACAACAAGCTGATATTACTGCTGCTGGTACATTCGATGTTAATGCTGATTCAGATGGCCGTTGGTCAGTTGAAAAGTATAAAGGTCTTCTAGTACAAACTATGCGTGAAGCTAATGTTATTGCTAAAGAAACACGTCGTGGTAAAGGTAACTTTATCCTGTGTTCTTCAGACGTAGCTGCTGCTCTTAGCGCATCAGGAATGTTGGACTATACACCTGCTCTTGCTGGTAACGCCAATCTTACTGTAGACGATACAGGTACAACTTTTGCCGGAACTCTTTCTGGTGGAATGAAAGTATATATCGATCCATATGCAAACGTAGACTATATCAACGTCGGTTATAAGGGTTCTAATCCTTACGATGCTGGTCTTTTCTATTGCCCATACGTACCGCTAACTATGGTTCGTGCAGTTGGTGAGAATACTTTCCAGCCTAAAATCGGCTTTAAGACTCGTTACGGTATGGTTGCAAATCCATTCGTTGGATCTGCTCCAGGTAACGATACTGGTACAAATGGTGCAAACCAATACTATCGTATCACAAAAATTACAAACATCCTTTCATAGGTCTTGTAATTCGATATTGAGAAAGGCGGCCTTCGGGTCGCCTTTTTTATTGGTATAAATAGATCTATAGGAGATAGAAATGCCATATAATATTTCGGTAGACTTTAAAGATAATCTTAGCACTGGTTCTACAGCTGCTTTAAACTTTGTTAATCCAACAGCTTTTAAATTAGTTATTGATTCACAAAAGTATAAGAATGCCCAGTTCATGGCACAAACTATTGCTTTGCCTGAAATGTCTGTAACAGGAGCTGTATTCAATACAAGGAATCGTAATATTGTAGAAGCACCTGATAAGATTGAGTATGGTGCATTTGATATGACTTTTCTTATTGATGAATACCTATTGAACTATAAAGAACTACACGATTGGATGTTAGGTCTAGTAACTGAAGATGATAGAGGTGTTCGTAAAGAAAGAGATATGACACTTCAAATTTTGAGTAGTCACAATAACGTTATATCAGAAATTCAGTTTACAAATGCTATTCCAATTAATTTAAGCTCTTTGCCATTTGATGTTAAATCAACTGATGTAGAGTATTTAACTGCTAATGTTACTTTTCAATATAACTACTTTAAGTTCCTTTCGAAAGGGTTTAACGGAGGGGTATAAATAATATTACATAATGAGGTGAATGATGAACTTAGATGATATATTTGCAATGTGGAAACGGGACTCTCAAATTGATGAGAATAACCTAGATCAAGCCACGCTTGAGAATGCTAAACTGCACTCAAAATACTTAGAACTACATTCCAATGCTAAACTACAGGTTAAGCGTAAAGAACTTGCGTTTAAAGTCTTGCTTAAAGACAAGTGGTTATGGTATAATGGAAAGATGACTCAAGAAGAAATGACAGCTAAAGGCTGGAGTTTTGACCCACTTAATGGACTTAAAATATTGAAAGGTGAAATGGACTACTATTATGATTCGGATAAAGAAATTCAAGAATCACAGGCTACTATAGAGTACTGGAAGACCATTGAAGAAGCTTTAAAAGAAATAATGGATACTATAAAATGGCGTCATCAATCTGTTAAGAACATGATTGAATGGCGAAAGTTCACTTCAGGTGTCTAATGCCAACATTAATTAAGATTAAGAAAAAAAATCATGCAATGATAGTAGTTGATTCAGAACCTTCTGTTTTGAATGAGCTATCTGATTTCTTTACATTCTATGTGCCTGGTTATAAGTTTATGCCAGCATATAAAAACAAAGTATGGGATGGAAAGATACGGTTGTTTGATATAAGAACTCATGAGCTATATGCAGGTCTCTATAGGTATGTGAAAGAATTTGCAAATGCTGAAGGTAGAGACTATGCTATTGAGTTAGAGCATGATAATTATTATGGTTACCCAGAAACAACTGGTGAGCCTGATATGGGTTTCTTAAGTGGCTATACACTAACTGATAACAAAGGGCAAAAGATTACGCCAAGAGATTATCAACTTCGCGCTATTGAGCATGGTCTTAAAACTAAAGCTGCTATGTTGATATCACCTACGGCATCTGGTAAGTCTCTTATTATCTATTGCTTAATGAGATGGTATTTAGAAAACCATAATAAGAAAGTTTTAATCATAGTACCAACAACTTCTCTTGTTGAACAAATGTATTCTGATTTTGCGGCTTACAGTCAATATGATGATGGGTTTGAAGAATCAATATGTCAAAGAATATATTCTGGTGCACCAAAGCATAATAATCCTGCAAGAGTTATTATATCTACATGGCAATCGATTTACAAACTTCCAGGGACTTGGTTTTCTCAATATGGTGCTGTGTTTGGAGATGAGGCACATAACTTTAAAGCTAAATCACTTACTAGTATTCTTACTAAAATGCGAGATGCTGAGTATAGATTTGGAACAACAGGTACTTTAGATGGAACACAAACACATAAGCTTGTTTTAGAAGGGCTGTTTGGTCCAGCGTTTTATGTTACTACAACTAAAACTCTTATGGATAATAATGACCTAGCACAGTTAGATATTAAAGTATTATTACTGAAATATAGCGACGAGCACTGTAAAGTGGTGAATAAATATAAGTATCAAGACGAAATTGATTGGATTGTAAGATACGAGAATCGTAATAACTTTATATCTAATTTGGCTTTAGATCAAGATGGTAATACACTTGTTTTATTCCAGTTTGTAGAAAAACATGGTAAGCCATTATATGATATGATACTTAAGAAAGCACATAAGAGAAGAAAGATCTTTTATGTATCAGGCGAAACAGATACAGATACTAGAGAACATATTCGTAAGATAACAGAGGAACAGAAAAATGCGATCATCGTTGCCAGTCTTGGTACTTTTAGCACCGGTATTAACATTAGGAATTTGCATAACATTATATTCGCATCACCTTCAAAGTCTCAAATCAAAGTCCTCCAATCAATCGGAAGAGGATTAAGAAAGAGTGATAACGGTAAAAGTACTATACTATATGATATAGCAGATGACTTACATTGGAAGAGCTCTAAGAATTATACATTATTACACGCAGCAGAACGAATTAAGATATACACAAAAGAACAGTTTACTTTTAATATTATAGAGATACCATTACCATGACATACAGTTTAGACGATATCAATATTCAATTATTCAAATTATCTTCAGGAGATGAAATCATATCTTTAGTATATGAAGAACCTGGAGGAGTACTCATTGGTTTAGAAAATCCATTGCTTCTCCATATGAAGGTTAGTAATGAGGGACACCAATTTGCTTTTAGTGACTGGTCTCCAATGGCTAAGAATCGAGGTAAGATTAACCTTAACCCTAGTCATGTAATATCTCAGTCTGAGGCTGAAGATGAAGTCAAAGAACGATATATTAGGATGTGTTTGCACATGCGTGAAGATGAACTTCTTGATGATGAAGATGATGAACTAGAACCTGTTGGTTTACGTGACGAACAATGGGAACAGTTTATGAGTATGGTACCTAAGAAAGCCTCGATACATTAGTAGTATACCTCCCTCTCCCCTAACACTCTATTATTATAACACAGTTTTAGGCGAATGTAAACGGCTTTCTGCAGTTTATTTCAATTTATTTTCATTTTAATTTAGTCATCTTTTTCCTTTACATTCAGTGAAAAGTATGTTATAATAGTTATATTAAAATGAAACAAAAAGGAAATAAAAATATATGAATATAAACTTACAAACTCACTATAGGGATTTTCAATCTATCATTGACCCAACTAATACACTTCAAATTAAATACCTAAATGATAATATTGATGATCTCTCTACATACAACATCAACGTCCCGGCTCTAATCAAGGCCTGGGAAAACAACTCATGGCCATGGAATCGTCCAAAACCAAACTAGGGGACTCTAATATGAAACCAAAACAGAAACCACATTATGTAAACAATAAAGAGTTTTCGCTAAGTGTGGTTGAATATGTAAAACTCGTAAATGAAGCACAAGCAAATGGTACTCAGTTACCTGTTGTTACTGATTATATTGCAACTTGCTTTTTAAAGATCGCACAGGGCTTGTCACACAAGGCCAATTTTATTCGCTATACATATCGCGAAGAGATGGTAATGGATGCGGTAGAAAACTGTTTAAAAGCAATTACTAATTATAATATTGACGCAGCAACTCGTACTGGTAATCCTAATGCATTTGCATACTTTACACAAATATGTTACTTTGCATTCTTACGTAGGCTTGCAAAGGAGAAAAAACAACAAGACATTAAATTTAAGTATATTGAAAAAGCTGGTATTGAAGATTTTATCGCGGGCTCTGATGTCGACGGTCATATTGATTCTACCACAAGGGCCTTTGTTGATCAGTTAAGAGACCGTATCTCTGTAGTGCGTACTAATGATACGACAATAAAGGAATTTG